GACGAAGGCGAATTCGTCGAGGAAGAGGATATTGAACGACATGCCTCGGACAGCACTCGCAGATGTAGAAGCTGCCAATATCTTACTGCCATTTTCTAATTCAATGTTTCCTTTATTCCATGCAATAATACCCTGTTGCATCCATTTAGGCAAGTTTTCATATGCAGTTGCTAACCTTCCTAACAATTCTCTAGCAGTCGCTGCTTTGTTAGCAAGAATGCCAATGTTCACACTATCATTAAAAATTAGATAGTGTAAAAGATAAGACACACAAGTAGTAGACTTACCAGTCTGACGTGGCATCTTACAGATATTAAATCTGTTCTCGTGGAATCTTCTAATTAACTTTTCTTGGAAATCGTATGGTTTAAAGGGAACAAGTCCTTCATCAAGTGAAACAATCTTTACATAGTTCCTTGAAAAATAAACAGGGTCATCCTTACACCTTAAGAATTCACGGATTTGTTCTTCCGTGAATTCAATAGGGGTATTTGCCTTTTTTAGATTAGGATTGCCAAGGTATACATTATCAGACATATATTAATCAGCAGTTCCAGGCTCTTAAGGATTTATTGATTCTGCTATCTGGGTCATTAGCAGTTTTAGCAGAAGTCAGTTTTTTCTTCATGCCTTTCATACGCGCACAAAAGCTCTTTCTACGAGGGTTCCCAACTTTCTTTGAAGGTCTCTTAAGATCGCTTCCTGGATTCTGACGTTCATAGCTCTTTCTTCCTTTTTCATTCAATCCACCCTCTGGGTTTTTACCAGACTTCTTTTGCCAGTCTTCAGTATGTAGGAGAGGTTCGCCTGGTTCAAAATCAGAAATTTGGAATGAAAGAAGTCTTGCTCCTGGATATACTTTTTCAATTTGAGATTGAACGTCTGCTTTATTAGGAACAGAAGTTTGTGGGAAGAACATCTTCAAAGAGATGTAATTACTTCTAAATCTAAAGTAAGCGTTTACGATGTTACCAGTCTTTGCTGGGACTCTCACTGCCTCTTCAATTGCTGGACATTCTTTCTTGCCGTGCACCGGACACTCTTCACCTTTGTGGTTGTGCATACAACCTTTCTTTTCATCAATATACTCTACTTCTTCTTTCTTGGTCTTTTTGACACAGTTTGGATATCTCTTTCCAAACATAGTCTTCATACCTTTTTTCTCATATCCCTTCCAGCACTTTTCATCAAGTTCTGTTCTCCAATCTGAGATCTCAAACTCTTCTTTCTTTGTCTTAGATTTGTTACCCCAGTTAGCAGCACCAACCTTACGACACTTAACCAAAGCACCTGAGGCATATGCAGAAGGCCATACAGAATAGCGAGACTTGACCTTATGGTAACAAGCATCCTTGGTTCCTGCTTTTTCCTGGATTTGTGCTGATTCTTTCATTTTCTTTGGTTTGTCAGTTGAAACGTAAGTTGGTTTTGCTGCTCCTGTCTTTTGTGGTTGACCGGGGTCAGCAGCTCTCTTTCTTCTTTGAGCAGACTCTCTTTCAGATTTGCTCATGCTTGCTCTCTTTGCAGATGACACACACTTAGGTGTTGACTTCTGTCCTGGTTGGCGAGCACAGGGTTTACCTGATACAACTTGAACCCAACCTTTCTTACCATCTTTTGATCTGGACTTACCAAACCAATCACGGAGACCCTCTTCACTTATACCATTACCACCGTTTCCGTTACCATTACCATTTCCGTTACCATTGCCATTACCATTTTTCTTGGTATCATCAACGATATGACCATTTTCTTTACGAAGATAACCAGAGCGTCCAACCATTTTAAATCCTTTGGGGATTGGCTTACACTTCTTATCGGTATAACAATAGTATTGTCCCTCAGGGCAGCGACCATTCTTCTTCTCTTCATTTACGTCACCAGAAGTGTCCTTCTTATGAAGACTCTTATATAAGTGTTTGTGAAGAGGTTTTGCTCTATTCATAATTTTATCTTTTTCAGAATAGTCTTGCGCTTCATTCATCTTTTTGGTCTTTTTCTTCATTGAGTTAATGTACTTTCTATAGACCGCTGCTTCTGAAGTCTTACCCATTTCTCTTGCTCTCTGTTCCATGGCAACTGCTGCCTGGATTTTGTGAGCATGAGATCTTGATGAATTACGAATCTTAGAAACAGATGCTTTCGCGGTTGCAACGTCCTTGAATCCAAGTCCATGAATCGTTCCTTTTGGATTTTCATCCGTATAAAGGTCTGAGTGCTTTTTGGAGTTTGCTGGTTGACCAGGTTTTCTTGGAATACGTGGGTTGCTCATTTCTTTTTACGACCTGCACAATGTGCTTTTTGGGAAAATCCCTTAGGGTTAGAGCAGTCAATACTCTTTTTATATTTATTACTCCAACCTTCTTGGAATTGTTTAAATGTTTTCATACTTTTGTCAGAGTTTTGGAAATTTTAAACACTGTTGATGTGCTAGAACTTGGAGTTGCTCTAACTCTTACATTACCGGAGTTAATGTCTGCATCAAATGTCGCAAGAGCATCAGATGTTGTTTTTATTGTTCCAAATTCTGACAGATAAACATTAGTTCCGTCATGTAAAACGTTTAGTGTCGTCACATGATATGATGTTCCTTGCGTTATTTGAATTTGATATTGTGCAGATCTAAAGATACTTGCATTAAAAGTATCTATGTTAGATTCTGATGTAGTGGTGGTTGTCGCTGTTGCAGCTTCAAATTTTATTATTGTTGTTTGACTGCCAGCACCAATTTCTAAACCACTTCTAGCAGTGGCAATACCAATAGAATCGACATAAGTTACATCATCATAAGTGATTGTACCACCAACACTTAGATTTCCAGTAAGAGTAAGACTAACTCCGGTTGCGCCATCTGCTAATGATGTAGCTTCTCCACTACCGGAGAGTGCAGTGCTTGCAATACCAACCCACTGAGATCCATTGTAAATTAAAAGTTTATCAGTGCCTGTTGTTTGGTCAAAACTAACATCATCAAGGTCTTTGATGAATCCAGCACCACCGCCACCAATGGTATAAAGTTGCTGCTGAATTCTATTGATGAATAACTTATAGTGCTTTGCTAGATCTTCATGTGTAGCAAAGTTTTGATCCGTTGGAGTTAAAGGATCAATATTAGACTCACTAGGATCGGGTTGAATGGGTCTGTTGTTGATCTCTTCCTTTAAGACCTCTTGTTTTCCTCTAATCTCTTCAACTATAATTTTTAAAGATCTAAGTCCATCATTAAATTCATCTCTTACTTCATCAATTTGTTCATCATAATATTTTACCTCAGGTAACTCTGATATTTCTTTCTTTAGATCATTAAAATATCCAAGAAGTAATTCATCAGTTTTTACACTTTCTCTGTTTACTTCTTTAAGATCTTTTTTGAGTGTCTGCTTGAGAAGATTATACTCACCGAGTAATTGCTTCTTTAACTTTCTATCATCATCTTTAAACTCTTTGTGATGACCCCACATACGCATTGAGGTCTCTTTGATTTCTTTCCAAATCTTTTCTTTTTCTGTATCAAACCTAGTGTTGATACTTTCTCTTAAATCATTAAACTCCGTCCTGGTTTCAAATTCTTTCTTATCAAAGTGCTCTTCAATTCTATCCAGGTCATATTCAACCTTACCTCTCAGTCCCTCAACAGCATCATGGACTTTAACAAAATCATCATCAATGACACTAAAGGTCTTTCCAATCCATGAGAAATCAGGGACTTCATTTACCTCATTGACCCATTTAGGGAATGTAGGAATTTGATCCTGTACCTCTTGAACTGCTATTCTGAGAGACTGAATATCTTCTTCATAATATTTTGGTTCGGGCAGTTCTTCAATATTCTGATTTATCTGCTCAAGGCGTTGCTCTAATATACTGATTTGATCATCATAATATTTTATCTCTGGTATATCTGCAGCATTCTTTTCTATTACTTCTTTTACAAGATCAATCTGCTCACAGATTGCTTCTATTTCTGCTTCATAATATCTAACTTCAGGTATGCCATCTCTTACCTGATTAATCTGTTCTGTTAAATCTTCTAATTCTTTATCGTAATACTTTATCTCTGGGATGTCTGGGATGTCTTTTCTAACATCATTGATCAGACGAATTAATTCTGGGAATGGTGGGATTATATCTTTTACTTCTGCAAACGAATTTCCCTCAGCGTCCTCTATGGTTTGAACTGCTTCTTCTATCTCTTCTTCTTCAATATAGTCCTCAACAGAAGGTAATTCTGTCTCAACTTCTTCTGTTAAGTAATCTTCGACTGATGGTAAATCATTTAGATCTACAATATAATCATCAATTGAAGGTAAATCCTCTCTTGACATTGTATTAGTAACCTTTGTACTTTGGGATTTCTCTCCCCAGATTATTTATTGTCCTTTTGACTTTCACTCTTTAATAGTTTTGCAAGATCTGCTGTAGATCCCACAAAGAGAGCGTTGGTTACATTCGTTGGTCCCTTGGTGGATTCTTCATTGACATCCTTAAGTTCTTTCTGTAACTTCATTAACTTATCAGTTGCATCAGCAACATTCTTAATTAACTGGCCAGCAACTTCATACGCTCTTGGCATTTCACTTTCTTGTGCTAACTCTAAAATACCATTGAGTGCCTCTTGTCCTTTCTCAATGATACTATAAAGATTACCACGGGTATATTCATAATCTTTTTTTACATCATCTACAGATTCTCTTACCTTTTCAATTTTGTCTTTGACAACTTCAGGTTGAACAACATCTGCTGAGACATTGAACTCATCATTTAATTCATCAAATTGCTTTGTCATTTTCATTCGTAACTTCCGTCAAATCCAAAGTCGTCTCCGAACTGAACCATGGCATTGTCGGTTGCCGTTATCGCTCTAACTGGAGTGCCACTCACATGAGAAACAATATCAGTTCCATCTTGTCCTCTATCGAGTGTTAATTTATTGCCATTTATTGATTTAACAAATACTTCCTCTCCGTCTATATCCAAGTAAGTCTTGTTAGTAATTGTGGATCCATCTACAACCTCAGCGATAATTGAATCTGTAGTCAAATCTGCACTGAGATTAGTAGTAACATCGCCTGTATAACTCTTAATTGCTCTTGGTTTAACCTTATAAGAAACATCTCTTGTTGCGTTATTAGGATCAGATCCTGCAAGATAACTAACTCTAACAGATTTAACAATATCTGAGGTTGCTTTGGATACTGGACCAAACAGATATGTTTTTGCAGTGAATCTTAATGTATACAACAAAACTCTTCTAGTAGAATAATCACCCTCATAATCATCCTGCATTGTGATATTTTCTAAGACAATTGGAATGTCTCTTTTTTCGGTTATCTCTTCTGTTAAATTTACAGATAAATTATATGCAGGTTGAAAATATGGCAAAATCTGCTCAGTGATTTGTAGAGCATCATCATTTAATTTTGTCATAATGCTCAATTCAAATGCCATGTTATAAGGAACTGGCATATATGCTTTTTTAGTTACCGATCCATCTTTAGGATCCTTCAAGGTAAACTGCTGAGTTGTGGTGACTTTTCTGGTAGGATCATAAGTCAATCCAGTAAA